GCCAGGTGTGAACGGGGTTGAAGGGATACTGATTCTGATTCTGTTCAACGCCCTGATTAGACCGTTAGCTCCGCTGATAACGAAGTTGAAGAAACTCTCGAACATACTGATGTATCCGTTGACAACTCCCCTGAAGAAGTTACCTACCCCAGTGAATACCCTCTCAAAGAATGAACCAATGTTTTCGATTCCTGTGTTGACTCCATCAACTAAACCTTTCCAGATTCGAGAGATGAAATCGGCAGCTGTTTGAATTGCGTTGCCTATGGCATCGGTCATTCGATTCCAAGACTCGGAAATGTTCTCGACTAATCCCGTAAAGAACTCAACCATGCCTTCACCTATGGCGGTGAATATCTCTCCGAAAATCCTGAACGCTTCCGAAGCAATCTCGGTCATTGTTGTCCAAGCGTCTTGGAAGAATGTCGTTTGCGTGGCTAGGTAGATAATGGCTGCGGTGAATACCGATATGGCTGTGATGATGATACCGATAGGGTTAGCCGATACAACTGCATTGAGTATTGCCTGAACCGCTGTGAATGTCTTGACCGCTGTAATGATTGCCTGAGTTGTAATCAAGAGAGTTCCCAAAGTCACAACAAAGAAACCGATTACTTCACGATTCTGAGAAATCCAGCTAAACAAATTCTGAAGGGCAGGAATGAAATCATCAAAGATGAATGACACTGCATTGGAGATAACGGGTGCGAGCTTCTCAAAGAAAGCAATAAAGGCAGGGGCAGCCTGTTCAATGATTGGCTTCAGTTGCTCAAAGAGTTCCAACAAGACCGGAGCTAGACCACTACCGATTTCAATTCCGACATCTGCAATCTCTGACTTCATTAGCTCAAATTGAGCTGTCATTGTTTCTAGCTGTTTGCTGGCGACTTCATCAACTGTGCCCCCTGCGTTCCTTAGCTGGGCTTCGTATTCCTCGATAGCGTCAGCGTTACCAAGTAATGCAAGAGTTCCCTCTCGGGCTTGCTTTGTAAACCCAAGACTTGACAAGGTAGCAATCTGTTGCTGCTTGGTCATTGGTGCGAGGATGTCTGTTAGGTCTCTAGAGATGTCAGCAAAGCTTCTTACTTCTTCATTGGCATCAAAGATTTGCAGACCAAGTTCTTTAGCCACATCTGGGGCTTTCTTCATGATGTCTGTTAGGCCGAAGATGGTGTTTGTTAGAAGTGTTCCAGCTCGCTCACCCTTGATACCTTGATCAGCGAATACAGCAAGAACCGCTGCACCCTCTTCAACATCTTTGTTGACTGTCTTCAAGGCAGTTCCGGCTTTGGTTGTTAGAGCGGTTGCAAGTTGCTCTACCGAAGTGTTGGCTAGAGTTGCGGCTTTTACGAAGACATCTGTTACTCGGGTGAGATTTGTAAGGTTTTCATTTGCGTCATCAGCGACTAGACCCAGAGCACTTTGAGCGTCTGTTGCCAGGTCAGTAGCCAAAGCCATATCGAACATTCCGGCTTGGGCAAACTTGGCAACCTGTGGCATAGCTGCGATGGACTGCTGAGCATCTAAACCTGCCGAAGCTAGAAAGTAATAAGATTCAGCGGCTTGCTCTGCTGAGAATGTTGTTTGCTTTGCCACTTCTCTAGCGGCGTCACTCATCTCAGTTGTAAGAGTGTTTGAGACATCTCCCATAATGGCGAGAGATTGGTTTAGGGCGGCATCGAATTTAGCGAACTCTTTGACACTGACTGCCGCTATACCTGCGATTGCTGCGGTTGCGGCGGATGCTGCTACACCTGCGGCTTTACCGAACTTCTTTAGGGAAGCTTCTGCACTCTTGATTCCTTTGGCATCAAACTTCGTTACAATGGGGAGATTGATTGCCATTATCGAATATTACCGCCTTCTGAACATCTGGTCTTCTCTTTAGGAACGCTGAGTAACCGAAGCGACCTGCCTTGAACCTGTTTCCTGAACGCTGTGACAAAGCCCCAACGAACTGCCTGCCTCGGGCTTTGTTCTTTGAGAAGGCTAGGTTCTTACTGCCTGCCATTTCAGCAATCTCAAACCCTGCTGTCTTGCCCTTAGATTTGAGAGTCATGTTGATGATAGGAACATATCCCCCAGTCTTAGAACGGGCGTTAGGGCGGAAGCTGAAGCCTCCCTTGACCCCACTCCAGGCGGTTCGGTTTGTTCCAACCATGCCGCTCAAAGGTGCTCCGACATTTACATCCCCAACAATCTCTTTCAAGATAGGGCTTGATTCTTGCCTCATGTCTTTGCGGAGTTGCCTGACGATACCCTTGTCAACTTTGTCTAGCTCTCTAATGGCACGATCTAAACCCGTGACTTTGGTTTGTTTGCCTAGTGTAATCAAGAGAACTCCTAACCCCTTTATTCTACTAAACAGAAAACCCCCACCTTTTTAGGGGTGAGGGTCTTACCGTTTACGCTTAGCGTTCTCCTGTTGAGTTACTCTCCAATAGAGATACCGCTCCATAGTCCAAAGCATCCTCGGGGATTCTTTGAGTAAAACACTTGGAGAAATGTGGTACTCGTAAGCCATGTGAGCGAGTTTCCAGTGAAAGGATTCCTCACCCAGCGGCGTTATTTTTTTGAGTCGCTCGCTTGAATAGAAGCGATTGAATTAGTCCAAGCTTCGAACTCTAGCGTTGTTGACTTGTTACGACTCTCAGAGTGCCAAGCGATATAAAGCAGGTGAGTCAGTTTGACTTCATTCTGCAACTTGGCAACACTGAGGTCGAACTCCCTTTCGAAAGCAACTAAGTCGGCTGCTCCGGCTGTGATTACTTTCTCAGTTCCGTCATCGAATGTTGTTTGGAGGTTGATTTGCATTTGGTTCTCCTTATGCGGTTGCTCTGGCTACATCTCCAGATATAGGCCAGCTTACCGAAAGAGTGGCTAGTTCGCCAACTGCGTTTGCGAATGGCTGGTACTGGGTAACCAATGCGTCAAAGGTGTAACTTGGGTTTGTTGCTCCGACTGCTGCACTTGTTGGAAGAATAACAATTTCAACAGTTGTACCAAGTAGAGGCCATAGGGTCTCGTCAACGGATGCTGATCCGAAGTCTTGGTGGAAGTCTAGTGAAACGCTTCCGTCTTTCAGTCCACCGATGCGAGTGCGTGAGGTGTTACCGAAGGCGGTTGTTTCCTGCTCCTCGACTGATACATCAAGGGTCACTGAGTTGATTGAAGAACTGAAGTCAGTTCCTCCGATTGATACGCTGTAATCCGTGGTCACGAATTTCGCCATTTTTGTTTCTCCTTTTATTCTGCGTAAACGGTAACGGAAAATTCCATCCCGAGATAGTTGTTCCCGTCATTTAAGTCTAATGCAGAAATCGAGTTCATTGAGACAACTCGGGTATCAGCTGCCGAACCATTTAGGGTCTTGTCCGACTCTATGGCGGTCTTGATACTCTTGCCCCCGTCTCCTGCATACTTGTTCAGATTCTCTTGTGCCTGCTGGACTGAGAACCTTCCGACAATGACGGTGATGTTGAAAGACAGCTCGGTTAGTCCACGCTGAAAAGCCTGATCGTACTCAACCGAGTTCAAGACAACAACTCCACAGGGTACTTGGGGATTCTCTGGGATTTCAGAATAAGCTCTGAAGCCCGAGATAGTTTCTAGATTGTCCTCTATACCCTGGCGGATGTTTGTAATGTTCAAGCCATTCTCACTTTCTTGAATGGCATTAGAAGCTTCTCAATATCTGAATCAAACTTAGAAACAAAGACAGCCCCAACATCGCTGAACCCTGCAATCCCTAGCGGTGAGTTTCTTCTCTCGAACAACCTAGCCGAAAGAATCAAGCAAGCCTGTTGAACCTGAACCGGAACTGAAGCCCAGCCCCAATCGCCAGTCACCTCGACAGTTGCTTCCTGACCGACAACTGTGAACAGATATTCGTCAACCGCTCTGATGCGAGTGAAGGGTGTGTCAACGCCAGAAACCTTTCCGTTCAAGGGTTCGAGCTGTCGGTCTTTAGCTTCCCAGACAACATCAAAGTTTTCATCCCCATCGCTAGAGGTCTTTAGAGTTGTGAGTGTTCTTAGGTCGTCTATCTCGGTGACGAAAGAATCTCTTGGGGTGAAGTATCGAGTTTAACCGTCAGCTTGGTAGAAGGTTCGCTCTGTCGCTGCGTCAATCTGTCGAGAAGCTGACTCGATAGCCAACTCTAGAAAATCGTTCAATAAATCATCTTCAATCTGAAGCGAGCTTTTCAGCAAGCTAAGAGAGATATATCCGTTGGTAATCAATTAGGTCTCAATTCGTGGA